GAGTAAATAATAACTTAATTTATAGGAGGTATTAGTTATGGGTTTTTTAGACATCAACCTTGGAGATGCAAAAGAACCAAAAGCAGCTGCTGAAGGTGAGTATCTTATTAGATGGCTGGATACTAATGAGGGGATAGATAAGAATGGACATAGTTACATCCAAGCCATTCTCGACATCCCTGGAGAGCCTGACTCTAAAAGTTTTACTCACTTCGCTGGGCTTCCCTATGAAGGGATGGAGCCTAAGGTTCTAAACAACTGTAAGTGGAGACTCAAACAGTTGTTCGAGGCCTTCGGGATAGACCATTCCAAACAGATCGACTTTGTTGTCTGTAAAGGTCGACAAGCCTGGGCTATTCTTGGAGTGAATGAGGATGAGCAGTATGGTAAACAGAACTTCGTAAAGAAGTTCGTGAGACCTGCATAATATATAGGTAGGACTGGATAATAATAACCGCCTTTATTCCTCATATCGTCCAGTCCTACCTTACCAAAAAAGGTCAAGGTGGCGAAAAGGTAGACGCAGGTTAATTACCTCCTGCCCATCGAGCGTCTTATATAAAGTGATTAATACATAGGCGAGTTAAGCAGGTGAGGGTTCGAATCCCTCCCTTGACCCTTTAGTAATTTATAGAAGGAAGGTAATGATGGAAAAAAGAAATGCACTAAAACTTCTAGGAATACTGATAGTAGGTTTAGCAGGGAGGTTTACATTGGCAGATGATAAATCGCCAAGATTAGAGTTTAGACCTCTTGACCTTAAACCACTTGACTATGTTATTTATGAAGGTAGCGTTCGTAATATTATAATCTATACAAAAGAAGAAAGAAAGTTAGTGATACCTTTTGATGATATTGTTAAGGCATTGGAAACATCAGAATAAATAGGTGCGACAAGCCTTGGACAGACAGCAATTAAGTGTGCTGTAAATTAATGCTTGGTGTTAATTTCCTCTATACCAAGACAATAATGTTATTTTACCGTTAGAGGCTAAAGGTGCAAATCCTTTTCCAAGGCAGTCGCACTTTAAAGAAAGGAGGATTAAATGCAATACGAAGAACTGGAAGAAACTAAACCTCCAAAGGGATTGACCCCAACCACAATAAGTCCAATATATAAAACTATATGGCTACTTATTGCGATTATCTTCATAGTTTATATTATAGGAGACTACACCCAAAAACAAATGGAAAAAGACAAACCGGAACAAACACAACTAAAACCATTAGGGCCTATCATTGAGGTAGAGGAAGCACAGTTCACACTTGAGATTAATAATGGAGTAGCTGGAGTCTATGTTGCTGGCACTGGTGAAATAACCATTTCAAACTGTGTCTTCTACGGTGGTAACCTCTCAGACTATGGACTAAAAATTATTAGATTTAGGAAACATAAACCTAACTTGGTAAAAGGAGTCCTGATAAAAGGATGGAAAGAGCTATTAAAATAAATTAGAAAAGGAGGTATAGAAATGATAAGAATAAAATACTCATTAGGTAAAACTATTAACTTAGGAAACTTCCAAAGTGCCAGAGTAGATGTAGGAATAGAAATGGATATAGATGAGTGTGACTCTACTATAGACAGAGGATTCACACTAGCTAAACAGGCTGTCAGACATCACCTAGATAAATCTATCAATGATAAAGACTGGGAGAAATAGGAGGTAAATTATGGGCGATATGGCAGACTTTATTACTGAGCGAGAATGGCTAGATGAGCCTTCTGCGGATGAAATTAACCTTGATTATGTCTGGGAGTCTAATACTGGAGACATACATATCTCAGATATGACCACTACTCATCTTAATAATGCTATAAAGTATTTAGAAAGAATGTACCAAGCAATACATATAGTATTATGGAAACATTACTTACCAAACATTTACTATAATATGTGTGCTGAGAGAGATAAAAGAAAGGAGAAGACTAATGACCTCAGATGACCGCCAAAGACCACGTTTATCTATCGAGCTTACCGAGGAGCAAAATCAAGAGCTTATCCGTCTCATACCTTGGGGAGCTAAAAATCCACTCTTCTCGGCTATTGTAGATGATGTAATTGAGTTACTGCAGAAGAACGGCCCTATAATTATAGCTATGGTTCTAACTAAGAAACTTAGAGTTTCCGATATGAACTCCATTAATGAGGCTATAACTACTAAACCCAGGAAAGGTAAGAAATAACATGGCTACTATATCTAACCTCGCCATTTCTATTAGTGAGATGGATGAAGAGACTTTATTCAACTTTATACGGTCTCTACGTAGTAATAGACGTAAATCTATGTTAGTTAATCCAGTCAGAAAAACATCTACCACTCCTAAAACTCCTGCCGCTACATTAAACATAGAGTCAATATTATCTAACATGTCAGAAACGGATAAGGAAAACTTACTACAGATATTGGAGGGTAAAACAAATGGTTAATGAGTATAGATTAGACGTTCTACCTATAGACAAAATAGAGTCTGTGGATAGATCTAGAACTGAGCTTGGAGATATAGATGAGTTAGTTAACTCATTCAAAAAGTATGGAATTATACAAACACTAGCAGTGTCAATAAACCAAGGTGCTACTGTAGATGGTAAACCCTATCGTCTTTTAGTTGGTGGACGTAGATATGAAGCTGCTCTACGTGCAGGTATAACCGAGGTTCCTGTGAAGATATATACTGAAGAATTATCTGAAATGCAGATGAAATCCATCGAGTTAGAGGAAAACCTCAGACGTAAAGACCTCACGTTTATTGAGAAATGTAAACTAACTCGTGAAATTCATGACTTGCAGATATCTCTATATGGGAGGAAAATTTCTACTTCGTCTGATGCTGTTGGTCATTCTCTACGTGATACAGCAGATATGCTAAACGTGAGTCATGCAACTGTAGTTAATGACATGAAGTTAGCTAAGGCTATGGAACAGTTTCCTGAAGTAGACTGGGGAGGATGTAAGAATCAATCAGATGCCCTCAAAGTTCTTGCCAAGTTTGAGGAGCGTATAGTTAGGGCTGATCTATCAGATCGTGCATCTAAGATTATGAAATCCTCTAGAACACAGAAGATAATAGATTCCTATGTTCTAGGAGATTTCTTTGAGAAGGTCAAAGGAGTTCCATCTAACTCTATTGACTTAGTTGAGGTTGATCCTCCTTATGCAATAGACCTACCTAATATGAAAAAAGAACATACTATTAACTATGGAGACTCTTATAACGAAATAGAGATGAGTGCTTATATCCCTTTCCTTGGTAAAGTTTTGGATGAGGCTTATAGAATTATGAAGGAGGATAGTTGGCTTATCTTCTGGTTCGGGCCTGAACCTTGGTTTGATATTGTTTATAATCTAATCAAACAAGCCAAGTTTGAAACTCGCAGACTCTGTGGTATATGGGCTAAAGCTACTGGACAGACTAAACATCCAGACATCTACCTCGCTCAGAGTTATGAGATGTTCTATTACGCCCGTAAAGGTAACGCAGTTATCAATATAGATAAACGTGGTAGGAGTAACATCTTCGCTTTTGACCAAGTTTCTCCGACTAATAAAATTCATCCTACTGAACGTCCAGTTCCTTTAATGGAGGAACTCCTTCGTACTTTTACGTGGGAAGGATCAAGGATTGTAGTTCCTTTCGCTGGTTCTGGAAACACCTTGAGAGCTGCATTTAATCTTAGTATGTTTCCTATAGGGTATGACACATCCAAGGAGTATAAAGATAGTTTTACTGTTAGAGTCCTCAAAGAGGAGAAAGGAGAACAAGATGTTGAGAATAGTAGTAACTAATCTTGGTAATATAGCTATTGGGGAGGAAGATGTCAGATCTACTACAGACCTACTAGATGAACTCTGTATACTGAACCCAAGAGAAATACAAATAGCTCAACAGGGAAACCAGACTAAATTTGCTATACTCCCATTACTAGGTAATCCATCTGTGATAATATATAGAAGAAGTAGTATAGCTTTTCATTACGTAGTAGAGGAAGAGAACCTCATTAATCTCTATCAACAATCTACCAGTAAGATAGCTAAGCCTTCTATGTCTATGATAGCTAATATTAACAAGCGTCAGAACTAGAATGAGGGCTGAGATTATTAATCAGGAGATGGAAAGAAGAAAATACAACTCAGTCCTCATTCTTACAATTTATAGGAGGTAGTTATGAATAATGATAATGATGATACACCTCTCCCAGTACCTAACTGCCCTGGCTGTGGAGCTCCATGTATCAGAAGTATAAAACATCTACTCTTTGGAGATGTAGAAGTATGGGTATGTTCAGAGAACAAAACCTCTAGTTGTTTGGACTAAACCTATGGTAAAAATTTTACCATAGAATAATAACACCATAAGTGAAAGGAGTACTACCATGACAAAAGAAGAATTTGAAGTAATAGTCAGGGGACTCAATGCGAAACTTACTGCATTGAGAAATAAAAAAGGGGAGGAATATGCCCCAGGAGAAGATAGACTACAAAATTTCAAGACTGCTGCTGAGATGAACCACGAGACAGTTCAATCAGCTATATGGGGTATGATGAGTAAACATTTAGTTTCCCTTGCTGATATGATAAGAGAGGAATATAGAAACATTGGAGGAGATTTTACTCTTAAAGAGTGGGAAGCTAAACTATTTGATACCATTATTTATCTACAACTACTTTACGCAGCGTTGAAGGAGGACAAAGAATGAAAATACATCTAATTTGCTTATGCGGCTCTCAAATAAGTTTAAGTGGTGAGGAATACAGTATTAGGTCTTTAGCTACCGACTGGAGACAGCTCCATGATAAGTGTGTTATTAACACCTTACCTATACAACTTCTTCCAGAGGAGGATAAAGAATGAACAAGCCACAGTACTATCTCTCAATCGCTGAAGTAGTAGCTAAACGCTCTAAGTGTCTATCACGTCAGATAGGTGCGGTCATTGTCAAGGATGATGCTATAATCTCCACAGGGTTTAATGGACCTCCTAGAGGAGTTCCTCACTGTGGGCTTGATAGGAGAAAAGTAGATCCTATGACAAAGGATCTTAATATTAGGTTAAATGAATGTCCTCGTAAGGTACTTGGATTTGGTAGTGGAGAAGGATTGGAGTACTGTCCAGCTACTCACGCCGAAGCTAATGCTATAGTTCAAGCCGCTAAATCAGGTGTCAGCACTGACAGAGCTACTATGTATCTAACCTGTGGAGTACCATGCAAAAGTTGTTTAGGACTGATTATTAATTCAGGCATAGACACTGTCTACTGTACTAGTAAAGGTCTATATGATGATATTTCTAAATATATAGCTGAGTATAGTAGAATAGTGTTTATGTCGTATGATTAAGGAGGATTAATGAAACCTCGTGCTTCTCGTGTCCCACCTAAGGGTGATAGGTCCACCTGTATAATGGCTCTCGTTGGGGAACAGCCTGGTCGGGCTGAAGTTCGAAGACGTGAGCCATTCTGTGGACCTGCTGGTGATGAACTTGACAAGGATCTCGCATCTGCAGGAATTCCTCGTTCTCATTGTTATATTACTAATACGTTTAAGGACTTGGATTTTTCTCTGGACTATTATGTCAAGTTCTCTAAGGGTAGTATCCTCTACTCAGCTGATGGGCTGGAGTATCTTAATGAGTTGAGAGATGAACTTATAAACTGTAAAGCTAATGTGATTGTAGCTGTTGGTGGAGTAGCTCTACACGCCCTTACTAACCGTACAGGTATAATGAAGTGGAGGGGATCGGTTATAGAATCTACACTCATACCAGGACGAAAAGTGATTCCTATAATCCACCCCTCCACAGTTATACCTCCTAAGAATCAGTTCCTCAACAAGCGACTAATAGTTTTTGATCTAATAAAAGCTCTTAAACATAGTGAGTTTTCTGAACTAGGACTGACTCCAAGAAGGGTAGTAACTGAACCGTTCTATACTGGCTGCATAGAGTTTCTATCTGATTATATAACTAAGGGTCTTAATGGTGCTATAATAGACTTTGATATTGAGGTATACAAGGAAGAGATTTCCTGTATTAGTTTCTCAGCAAATCCTCTACTCTCAATCTCTATCCCATTCATAACTTCTCATGGAGACTACTTCACTCCAGATCAGGAAGCTAAAGTATGGAGGAAGATTGCTGAGTTATTAGAAAATTCTAACATAGTTAAGAGAGGTCAAAACCTAACCTTCGACTGTTCTATCCTCCTCTCCAAAATGGGAATAAAGGTTAGGAATATAGTGGATACTATGGTAGCTCAGAAAGTTATAATGCCTGATTATCCAGTTCGTCTAGACTTTATTACATCTATCTTCACTGATATCCCCTACTATAAGGATGATGGGAAGAAGTGGTTTAAGATAGGTGGCGCGTGGCAGACGTTTTGGCACTACAATGGACTGGATGCTATAGCAACTGGAGCATCCTATCCAGGTCAAATTGAGGAAGCTAATCGACAGAATAATCTACAGACTATTGAACGTCAGACTAAAATTATAGAACCACTTGTCTATATGTCTCAGAGAGGGGTGAAGGTAGATATAAAAGGTCTTGAGGAACATAGAGATAAAATGACTGAGAGATTAGGAGTAGTAGCTGAGGAACTGAGTTCTATAGTGGGAAGACCGGTCTTTGTAGATAAAGAACATTTAGCACAGTCTACTAAGCCAGACAACTTTCTACTACTATCTTCTCCTCAACAGCTATCACAGTATTTCTATGGAGACCTAGGACATAAGGCGTATCTTAAGAGAGGTAGAATTACTACAGATGAAACTGCTCTGGTAAGGTTAGCTAGAAAGGGAGTTAAGGAAGCTGTTCTTATCAAAGAGGTAAGAAGCCTAAGCAAGTTAATATCTACATATGCTAATATAGATAAGATTAGTGATGATGGTCGTCTTCATTGTTCCTATAATCCTGTAGGCACTAAGACAGGTCGTCTCTCATCTAGTGAAGATATATTCGGTAAAGGAATGAATATGCAGAACTGGCCTCATAACCTTCTAAAGTTTCTAACTCCTGATGAAGGTTATGTGGTCTATACTATTGACCTCTCCCAAGCCGAGAATCGTATAGTCGCCTATGTCGGTAAGATACATAGAATGATTAATGCTTTCGAAAACGAGGAAGATGTTCATAGACTTACAGCCGCACTAATCTTTGGAAAACCTCCTGAGGAAATTTCTGATAAAGACGGTTCATCTCCTATTGGTGGAGGTAGACACTCTGAAAGGTTTTGGGGAAAGAAATCTAATCACAGTTTCAACTACGATCTTGGATATAAAAACTTCTCCCTTGTAGTAGAAATTCCTGAGGGTGAGGCTAAATGGTTAGTAGAAAAATATCACTCGGCGTATCCTGAGGTAAGAGGAGTTTACCACCAGAACATCCGCCTACAGATTGCTAAGGATAAAACTATTACTAACCTAATGGGACGTAGACGAGTATTTACTGATAATTGGGGAGATGATCTATTCAAAAAAGCCTACGCTCAGATCCCTCAGTCAACAGTAGCTGATATAATAAACGAGAGGGGATTAATCCATATCTACTATAACCAAGATAGATTCAGTGAAGTAGAACTTCTAATGCAGGTTCATGATAGCATAGTATTTCAAATCCCCCTATCCATAGGATGGATACGACACTCGGAGATTCTTCTCGACATTAAGAAAGCTCTGGAAATACCACTAGTTACCAACGATAAGGAGTTTATAATCCCTGCAGATATATCTATGGGACTAACCCTTTATAAGGAAGAGGGAGTAGACTTTAAACACGACAAAACTCCAGTTAATGTCTCTGAGTTTGCAGCAAGATTAGAAGAGGGATATAACAAATTACTGGAAAAGAAACCCACTGATACTTTGGAGGAGATCTATGACGTTGAAGAGACATCTACCGGACTGGTTGGAGAATTACCTGAAGTATACTGATAATAGTGAGCCTCCATTTCTATTCAGAACTTGGACTGCAATTAGTGTAATAGCCGGAGCTCTTAAACGTAAGTGCAAACTCCCTTGGGGTATGCTTACATTCTATCCTAATATGTATATTATCTTAGTTGCTCCTCCTGGTAAGGCTAGGAAAGGAACGGCTATGGGGCCTGGTCTTGAGTTCTTGAATGAGTTAGGTATTAGATTAGCGGCTGAAGCTACAACACGTGAAGCACTTATTAAATGGTTAGGAGGAAGTAATGACACTATTGTACACCCAGATGGAAAGACAGAATTCCATGCTTCACTCACTATTTATAGTGAGGAACTTACTGTATTTTTAGGATACCAAAATCGTCAACTTATTAACGATCTTACTGATTGGTACGATTGTCGTGGTAGATGGACATACCGTACTAAGAATATGGGTACTGATGATATTATTGGGGTATGGGTTAATCTACTTGGTGCTACGACCCCAGATATGATACAGATGGCTATGCCCATCGAAACTGTAGGAGGAGGTCTAGCTAGTCGAATGATCTTTGTATTTGAGAGGAAGAAGGAAAAGACAGTTCCAGTAACTTTCCAGACTAAAGAAGAGTTAGAACTAAGGGAACTATTATTAAAGGATCTAGAACAGATACACATTATGCAAGGGGAGTTTAAGATAACCAATGATTTTCTAAATAGATGGATAGACTGGTACACCAGCCAAGGTGATAACCCTCCATTTGAGGACGATAAGTTTGCTGGGTATATAGAACGTAGACCAGCCCATATTCTAAAACTTAGTATGATACTCAATGCTTCAAGAACTAACTCTATGCTTCTTGATGTACAAGACTTTGAGCGGGCATTATCTATACTTGGAGATACAGAGGTCAAAATGCCTCTAACATTTGGAGGAGTTGGAAAGTCTGTAATGTCAGATATAACATATAGGTTTATGGTTGAGATAGCTCTACAAGGTGAGTGTACTATGTCCCACTTAATAGGCAGATTCTACAAAGATGTTAGTAAGTTCGAGATGCAGAAAATCCTTGAGTCGTTAGAATTAATGAAGTTTATATTCTACGTCTTCAAGGATAATCAGCAAAAAATAGTGTGGAATAAAGAGTGTAAGGAATCAGAGAAGTTTATGTAACTACAGCCCCTCTCCTAATCCTTCTCCCAATCCTCCAAGACCAGAATCTAGACCATTAGGTTTCTTGGTCTTGCGAGTATAGAATAGATACTCCTTAAGATTCCCTGTCTCACTAAGTTTCTTTATATCCTTAATTCCTCTAAATCCAGGAACTAGTCCACCTAATCTCTCTTTAAAGGAATCCCAAGTAGAGTCAAGATTTCTACCAGACTGTATAGCCCTTAATAACTGTATAAAATCCCAGACTAAGTTAGGGACATATCCAAAGTTATTAGGCATAGCCCCTAGAAGTATACTACTCTTATAGTCTATCCCAGTAAATTTATTTAGAGCCCAGAATACTAAGAACTGACCTGCTGTTCTAGCAGCTGCTTTTCCATCCCTTTCCCTTACCATTGACATAAGGTGATCTATATACGATAGTGACCAACTAGAAAACTGTAGTCCTAGCTTTCCAGTTCTACCTTGCATAATCATAGGTAAGTCTATTCCATATAACCAAGCTGTGTTTGCCATAGCTTTCTCACCAGCTCGTATCCAATAAGAACGTGGGAGTCTAGGTCTACTAGTTTTAGCTTCGTAATATCCAGTAGAGAATCCATTTACAGCCCCTCCAAGGTCTATGTATTTATAAGCTACCATAAGCTGGTCTCTAATCTTTCTGGGTAACTCGCTAAACCCATGGATAGGTAATTCCTCAACTAAAAATTGAGATAGTCTAAGCTTTGCCATAGGAGAGTCAGCCATAGCATCTTTTATCTCCTGAGAACGAGAATGCATTACTCCTCTTGCGTATGCCTCAATACCATACTTGTTGACTATTAACCACTGTTGTAATGAGTCACGAAGTGCTGGTCTAGGAGCTGCACCAAGATATGCAGCGTAACTTGCATTTAATAGAATATCTTCTACCTGCCTCAGTATCTTACTTCCTTCATCTTCCTTCATCCAGAGTTTTTTAGCTAAGTTCTTAACTGATCTATCTTTGGCTTTATCTACTCCCATAGGCCGTCTCATTACAGCCACATTAAAAAACTCCTTTACTAACTCCTGTTTATCAGGACTCATTTTCTTCTCTATTGGAGCTGCTTCCTTAATAGCCTCATTAAATACCCTAGTTTTAAGACCTCGTCTGTAGTATTCATTAAATAGCTTTCTCGCATCTAACTCTGTATCTACCAATCCCCCCTCAAATGCCTCTCTAAAATCAGCCCAGAACTCTAGCTCCTTCACACCTCTAGGGGAAAAGGAATACCTTATTGCAGCCTTCCTATTTTCTTCTGGTGTTCTCTTAGGACTATAATAGGGCTCTCTCTTAGGAGCCTGTATATCGTACTTGTCATAGAGATAGTTATATACTTTATTAAGTTTATTAAACGCATCTAATTCAAGCGGGGATAGTTCAGAAATAGGTAACTCCAATCTTTGTGCTAAGGATATTCTTTTAAGTGCATCTGTAACATATTTCTTCCTTTGACGTCTAGGTATATTAGGATTATTTCTAATTGCTTTATCCAGAGTATCAAATATCTCTCTATCAAGCTCATCCCCAACTCTAAGTCCCTCAATCCACCTCACCATTGCAGTTCTATAAGGTCTCATAACTTCATCACCAGCCCTACGTCTCATAGGAAGTAACCATTTAGCTACCCCTAGTACATCTTCTGAAGGTCTAGTTTCATAAAACCTCTGAAGGTCAGCAATAACCCTATTGACGTGGGCATCAGTTAGTATATCACTATTCAAATCGAGTTTGGAATTCTCTATAAAATCACTGAGAGCATCTTCACTAACCTCATATCTATTCACCCCTTTCCTAAGTTCCTCCTTTACCTTTTGGGAGATATCAGGATTATTCAGTATTTCTCTCTCACTTTCTAATACTATATTTTCTATACTCATCAACTTAGCTTTAAGTAACTGAGCCTCCTTGAAGGTGAGTTCACTTAGATCCTTGACATACCTGATACTATTGCTAGCTATCTTCCTAACATCCTTCTCAGTAAACCCTTTCATGTTACCTAGACCTTTGAGGTCTTGAATATCAAGTTGAGTTGCCGGAGGTTCGTTCTTACGGGCACGTTCTATATACTCTCGAGTTAGTTTAGCATCAGCTGTCTCTGTTTTGAAGAGTCGTTTGGAGACGAACTCTGAGAGCTGTTGGAGACCTAACATATCAAGAGTAGTTGTTCCTACAATCTCTGGAAGATTCTCGTCAAATACTACATAGTTCCGTTCACCTGAGGAAGCTCCTATATAAGTGTTTCCTGGGATGCCTGCTTTGAGGAGGAGTTTAGAAGTCTTCTCCTTCCCTATACCATATATAAGTTCACTTTGAATATCCTCTCCAGTCATCTTAACAAAGTCTCTGACTTCTGAAGGTAACTTAGCTTGGTCTCTTAGTTGATCTACTAAGCGAGTTGCATCCAAATGCTGTAGATTCTGTTTAGAAATTTCACCTGAAGATACTTCCTTGACTATCTCTTTAGCTATAGCCTCACATTTATTAGAAGGAGCAGGCTTATCCAAATCCAACCACTCAGCATCTTCGGGAAGTTTGACTTCGTGGAGGACCCTTGATGATGTAGTATCTATAATACCTTTAGATGCTTCTTTTAATTTATTAATAACATCTACAGTCTCATTAATATATCCAGGAGTTGCAAGTTTATTATTTTCAAGTGTTTTAATATACTCTAGTTTTTTAGTCTCCTCTTTTATCCATCTATTTATATGATCTCTAATATATTCATTTCTCTCTTTGCTAGCAGGAAGGCTTAGATATGCCTCATTCTTTATATACCTAAGCTTACCATCTTCAAGAAATTCAGATGCATCTTTTCCATTAATAGTAATATCTATATTTCTTCCAATACTCTTAGCATACCACTCCCCAACCTTCTTCTTACTCGTAAAGTAATGTCCCCATCCCTTCATCTGAGCACCTTCACCACTACCAATAAACTCATTCTTAAACTTATCAAACTTACTCTTAGTCCCATGCCAAACTACCATCCCTCTCTCATCCGTGAAGATCTTCCATTTCTTAGCCTCGTTATAGGCCTGACGAACTAACCCCTTGACATCGTTCCAGAGGTCTCCTACTATTTCCTTCATCCGTGAGCGAAACTCTCCGTATTTCTGTTTTCCTTCTAGGAAGATTCCACGAGAAATAGTTCTAAGATTTTCTATAGAAGGTAGTTCTCTTAATTTTTTAGTGGCTGATTCATAGACTCTCCTCAACCCTTCTCCAGTCGCTCCACCTATATCAAACAATAAAGGAGCTCTATCACCTGTAGGTTTCTCATAAGGCTCACCTTCAACAGGTTCACGAACTACCTCGGCCGGATCTAGCTCCAATACCTCCTGTAACCCATAAGGTTGTTGGGCTTCCTCTATATCCACCTTCTCCTGCTCTGACTGAACTTTCCTAGCTACCTCTAACATCTTGTTAGCAGCTTCATTATGTTTCTGGAATGTCTCAAAGTCAGGAAAGTCCTCTCTAGTGAGAGAGATAGCTTTGTTAAGATCTTCGATAACATCGTCTATGTTAGCCTTGCCAGTACTAACTTTCTGTAATTTCTTCTGTGTCTTCTGCAGAGTTTTGAGCGGATTCTTACGAGCTTCCTCTATGGTAATTTTTTTACCATAGGTTGCAGGTTTGGTAACTACGTCAATCTTCTCTTCACTAGTTAGTTCCTGTTCAGGTTTTTCAGCAACAGTGTTCCTACGATCTATCTCCGCCTGAACTATATCAGCCTGAGTAGGATCAATACTTCTAGCAGCATCTCTCATTGCTTCAAGATCATCAATAGAGAGCTTATCCATCTCCTCACGATATTGACGTTCGAACTCTAAGTCCTCGTCAGGGGGTAGTTCCTCTATAGGCTCTCTCTGTCTCTTTATATCCTGTATCTTCTCCTCAGTCTTTCTCTGTAGCTCTTCTCCTTTCTTTCTCAACTCCTCTTCCTTAGCTTTATACTCAGGAGTTTCTCTAATAACTGTGAGTTTCTCTTCTAACCTTTCCTCAGTAGTTTTAGGAACTTCTTCCTTCGGCTTTATCTTCTCCTCAAAAATCTCAACAGTCTTCTTATCAAGTGACTCCCTGAGTTTCTGTGCATCTAATACTGCCTGAGCAGCTTCACGTTTAACCTTCTCTACCTCTTCAGGTTTCTTAGCTACTTTCTCCTTCGCAATAGCATCCAGCTGTGCTAACCTCTTTTCTACTACTGCCCTCTTCTCAGGCCTCTCCTCTAACCACTTCGCCAACTCAACATTATTCATATCCATAGGAATAACATTGTCCATCAGGGTCTTGAGTACTCTCTGCTTATCAGCAGATTTAAAAGCCTGATTACTCTTGGTAAGTCCAAGGTCCTGAAGAACTTGATAATAAACATCTTTACCAAGTAACTTCTTAAGTTCTTTAGCCTTATCTAGATATACTTTATCTTGTGTTCTACGTTTAGTAACTTCTATCTTCTCAGTTACTATAGCTTTTTCAGTCGTACGTCTTTCCAATTCAGCCTTGGCAGATGGAACACTCTCAGACATTTCTTTGAGAGCAGTATCACTAACCCTATACTTTCCTGTCTCAGGATTTTTCTCAGAAAATACTCCACCTACACCCTCAGCAGATGGAGTTACTGTGGGAGCCTCAGTAGCTTCCTTACCTTTAAGTATCTCCTCAGCAACGGTCTTAGCACTCTTCTCCAATCCTTGCTCTTTTAACTTCTTATTAGTATCTGCTTCCATCTTAGTCAACGTAGCTGGATACCCATGCCAGACCATCATAGTAGTAAAGATAGCATTACCTACTCTATCATAGAAATCCATCTGTTTAGATGTATCAGTCCCTGGGACAGGAGTTAATAGTGCTGTTCCAACAGCTATTCTCATTAACCTATTGAATGGAAAAGCTCCCCTTGCTAACCCTACAGCTCCACCCATCCTAGCTCCTGAGACATATGCCTGAGTAGCAGTCTTAATTTTACCCTCAAGAGTAGGAGCTGTAAGGATATTACCTAATTGTTCAGTTGTAGCTGCAGTACCAAACTGTACTGCCTCTCTAACTATACCTGTAGCTACTCTTCGTGCCGTAGTCTTAGCTAGGGCATTACTCAGTTGTGGAAAAGCTTTCTTTAAAACTTTAGTTGAGAACGCTAAAGCCATAGCAGGAGCGGATACACGTTTCAAAGGAGTTAAATATGCTGCACCTTGAGCTGCCATAGTACCCAACTTCTCCCACTTAACAGCCTTTTCAGGATTCCACTTATCAGGGAAGAATATATCATTTAGAGTCTGTCCTGGTTCTAGATCTTTGCCAGAAGCTATTACCATACCAGCCTGAGGTAACTGCCCAGTTGCTGTGTTGACAAACTGAGCAGCACTACGTTTGAGGAGGCCTTCGAAAGACGGCTCTTCAGTAGAACCTGTCTTTATATACTTCTGCATCTTACCTAAAATTTCTAACTGTTTAGGTGAATACATAGTATTACTAAAAGTCTCCTGTCCCCTCTGAGCTATCGATGGCTCATTTAAATAGCCACGAATATAGGCATCGTGAATAGCTATCTCATTAGCGTCTTTTCCATTCACATCTTCCCACCAAGACTTCTTTGCAGCTATTCTCTTCATCTCCTCAGGAGTATAGTTCTGTTTGAACTCTTCTCTTAACTTAGTCCATTCTGGGTCTCTACTCATTCCATGAATCAGATCCCCATAAACTGCCTTTCTTAATAACTCAGGATTATTCCTAAGCTCATCACTATACACCTCTACTACATTTTTTCCTCCTTCAGTAGGATGCTCCCATCCAGGTATCCCAGTCTCATCAGAAGGCCAGTACTCCAGTCCTCCCATCTTACTACCTATCTTAGTTCTTTCAGGAGAAGCTAAAATAACATCAGTGTCTTCTAGTGAGTGGGTCTTCTTAAGTCCAGGATTAGCCTCCAGAACTTGAGCTAGTATATCTCTAGGACTAGGCCCCATATACTCAGCCTCTGTCTTAGGAAATACATTAGGACCTACTGCTCCTCTTGCTGCAACTTCCAGCACGGAAGGACCTGGAGGAGGAGCTAATGCCTCTTTAAGAAACGTTCCTGTTTTTGAAAGGAGCGAAGGCTGTTCCTCTTCCTCCACTCCTAAATCTAACTTAGGAATACCATACTTACTGAGCACACCAGAGGTTTCTTTACTGTCTTCAATAGTAGCAATCTGGTACTTATCTAGCACACCCATCTCAATCTCCTATTTCTTTTTCTTGTTTTTATTGTCTTCTAACATCATTTGATAAGCCTCCCAAACCGTTACTCCCTCACCCTTCGCTACTTTCTGAACATCTCCCATAGTCCAGTCCCCAGGAAGAGTTACTCGTTCTTGTAGATTAAACAATCCCTTTCCAGGGTCATATATAATCCTAGAGTTAGGATCTGCAGTTTTATTCTGCACATCAACAGGATCTACAGTCCCAGCACTTATCCCTGCTTTAAGATTCAACTGTTCCTGCTCAGTTATCTCTCCTGGAGGACGTGGAGTAGGAGCATTACCTACTACAAATCCCTCCTTAGCAAGTCTAGCCCTCTCAGCATTAGCTCTAGCATATGTAGTAGTAATTGGAGGCATAGGTCTACCATCTTTAGGATTATAGTATTCTATTGTAGTAAGACCTTCCCAAGGATTAGCTCTATCACTTGGAGCACGATCACCTAACCTAATCATCTTCTGCCCTGTACTCTTATTATACAGCCATACTCCGTCAGAAAGTGTAACTTCTTCTAAGTCAGCCTTCTTAGATAACGGGATTCCAGTATCAAAAACTGAACCATCTCTCTCACTCATAAGCCATATATTACCATTAGGCCCATCTATCTGAACTCTTCTCTCAGCTTCTCCAGGTTTCAATACTTCTCGTAGAAAATCCGCAGTTTCTAACCCTAACCTCTGTCCTTGCATACTCCTTCCAGCCAGTGCGTCAATCATCTCTGGTGATAGCCCAGCATAATCAGCACTGGTCAATCCTGCTGGGCTACCTTGAAAACCCGATAAAGCCTTTATAAGAGTATCATAAGGGCCTGCTCCTCCACCACTCATAGGGGCAGTTGGAGCACTTGGAGTACCTGGAATATTAGGACTTCCTAATGTTAGGTCCTCCTTTCCAACTCCTCCTACTTTAGTCTGAGGTCCTACTCCTGGAACGTTACCTTTAATATTAAAAGTTCCATCAGCATCCTCAGAGTAAGTAGTAGGTCCTGTAACTCCCTTAGAAGTTAACCCTCCTAACGCTCTTATTACACTCTGCACATAGGTCTGTTTTTCCCTATCAGCCCTTTCCTGAGCTCTACCATAGATATTAGACGTTCCCATTCCAGTTGCAACAGCTCCAAGTCTCTGTTGCCAAGAGTCCTTAGGTGCAAGGGCAGTAGCTAACATTCCTAATGTCTGTCCTATCCTATCTCTATTCCACTGTCCTGCCTGAGGATTTGCTACTCCTGCAGCAGTTTCAGCTGCTGTAGCTTCTGGGAACCTAAACCCAGCTCTAGTAGCTCCCTCATTGAGCTTATCGAATAAACCACTCCAGTTAAAATCCATCTTAGTTCCCTCCTATGGTATGAACATTGTAGCCAATCCTGCTATTCCCAGTACTCCACTTAGCCATCCTCCTCCACCACCACTTTCTTTAGTTTTAGAAGTAGTAGCCCCATTTAATGTACCTACAGCAACTCTCTCATAATCTAAAACTGCAAAAGGCCATAGGGTATCTGCTATAGTCATTTCATAGTTATATTTATCTATACTACTCTTTATAGTAAAGAATAGTTTCATCATCTCTCCATAAAGAGTAATAGCCCCTCTATTCCACTCAAGATGTTTTCCCCATCTCTCAGTTGCTGTAGGAATAAGAGCTACTCTTGTAGTAGCACTGAACTTAGAAACAGCTTGAACCTTCTTAGTTTCGATTAGTGCTTTTCCTATAACGAATGCACTACTCTGTAATGAGTTAATATCATGCATACCAGATTCAAACTCTAATCTATCACCGTCAATAATATCGTCTAAGTCATCAGATTCTGACGCTACAAGATCATTTACTGCAGGGGCATTTACTGTTTCTTCATAGATTTGATCAAATAGTATATCAACATCTAACCCAAACACAAACTTTCCTCCCATATCATATAAGGAGGGAAAATCTGACATAATAAATCCAGTTCCAAAGAACCCTACATCAACTGGAATAGCTGTGAATCCTGATAGAGGGGAACTATCCTTTAACGATTCTACATAAGTCTTAGTTGTCTCAAGAAGCCACTCGTGAGCATCTTCTATATACGGTGCATATCTAATCGTTGTTTTAGTACTTCCGCTACCACCTTTTCCTCTGCCCATATCAACCTCCTACATAAGTAAATGTGGTAAGAGTTTCTTCAAATCCTAGTCCTAACATAATATCCTTAACCCTCTGATTATTTGAGCAGCCTAATATAACTATCTTACCATCTTTATTTATACATCCGTTTTCCTTTCCATAGTGTTTAACTACACTAAAAAACTCCGTCCAATCTTTCTGCAATTTAAAAGAATATAAACATTCTATACTTAGTGATTTAAGACCTGTAAACTTATTAAGGATTATAGAAGTAATAACTATCACCTCCACAGAACTTCCTTCATCATTCAACTTGAAGAAGCATTGATAGTTATTAGCTAATAGTTCTCCTAGAGCTATATTAGTTATAGACAGTACATCTTCTTCTGACACATCGAATACCTTTACTATAGCAAACTTTATTTTATCCCAGTGTTTAACAATATCGTCAAGTGATAATCTAATTATCATTTATAGTTCCTCTTATATTAATATAGTCAATTTCAAAAGACGCATAGGTAGCAGTCTTAAGTCCAAATCTAAATTCCACTCCAGTACACATAGGATGAGCAATTCCCTTAGGACTTAAGTATTGCCAAGGTAAACGAGTAAAAGAAGCTACTTTATCTGATCTCCATTCTACTGACGTCTGCATAGCAATAGATAGATCTACCCCAACTTCTACAAAGTGAATAGTCTTAGATCTTCTAGTTTTCATATCTTGAATATCTGTCCACTTCTCAAAGCCAGGAATAGTAATAGTAGTTGGAGCAACAACCAGTATAGTTCCATCACGAGAATCTATTCCAGAAACATTGACAGGACCTGAAGCGAAACTTCCAGTTTTAGTACTATAAACATAACCATAAGTTCCGTCACAGATATAGATAAATCCAGTATTATGGTCTAGAGACATTACTAACTTACTTCCAGTCATAACTGATAAAAACTCTGAGTAATCCAGCAACTCCAGTTTATCACTTAACCTCCACATCTGTCCAAGGTTGTCAATAAAATAGTGAGCAGAAACATCTCCACATACAGCTCCTTTTCCCTTCAATCCAACAGTATAAATAGTCTTATACCCATAAGTAAATCCCAGTTTGGTAGTTAACTTACTAAGTATAGAAACTCCATTCTCTCCATATGCCATAGGAGTATTATTTAGAACCTTAATAGCCCAGACATATCCATACCAATCTAGTGGTATATCCCCAGATTTGTTTTGTTTATCTTTAGTGAAATCTACAGTTCCAAACTTAGCCCACTGTACCCAATTCTTACGAGGAGTTAGAATAAGCATACTACCAGAGATAGTACATACTGCTGTCATAGTAGCAGAATATACATTTCCTAATACTATTGCTCCTCCTAATCCCATATCTATTGTTCCAACTGCAATCATAGTAGTATTGAAGTCTACAAATGGAATACTTCCAGATATAGTACAAACTGCAGTAAGAATAGATAGGTCTTCATCTATCCATATATCTAAATCAGGATTCCTATCAGCTGCCGGAGACATAGTAGGGACACCCTTGATAACACAGTAGGCTGTCATAATTGTAGCAGCTGCATCTATAGTAATGTCAAGTCCTCCAGGCACAAGTCTGGAACGCAGAGGAGTAGCTATACGAGAACTCAACGACTCCCCAGATACAAATACAACCCTAGGAATCTTTTTAATTATCACATTAGTCTCCTAATTAGATATCTAACACTGCATAAGCATCCAGGACACTAGCAGCAGATATATTCCATAGAACAACACTGGAACTCACAGGAATAACTAATCCCTCTGGAAATGTCCAGATAACTCCCTGACCAATAGTAGCAGGAAGAGATATTCTACGAATATAAGCTGCTGGAACAGTAGGACCAGTTCCCCAGGCCACGGCAGACTGTATTACAGCAGCAGCTATTACATCATTAGGATCTTCAGGAACGAAGTCTACGGGAGCAGTAGGAATTAATCCAATAGCCGCAGGTCTACCAAGACCAATAACAGATGCAGTAGCAGCTACGAGAAAGAATCCTAACTCAATTAACCTTGCTCTTCCAGGAGTTGCACCTGTACGAATCTCCCACGCAGCAGCCGCAATAGTACCATTAGTAGTTCTTACGCCTAATGTATATCTCATTTTTTAAATCCTCCTTTATGTTGTAAGTTCTACAGTTGGAGTAGGAATAGTAAACACTCCACCATCAGGTTCAGTTCCATCTCCACCAAAGTCAATATAGCCTACGATAATATCACTAGCATGTGTATCGTCATAGATTATAGCTGAATTTGCAGGGCCTATAGGTCCACCAGCTGCAGTCCATTGAGGACTTGACCAAGTTATGGTTACCTTGTATAGAGTATCATTTCTAGTAATAGCTATACCAGCAAGAGCTTTAGTTCCAGCAGTATAACCATTTCCAGTACCCAATTCACTTGCAGACACGTCAGCATATGTAAGATGAGTAGCCCTATTAAAGACAAATCCAGTAGCCATTAGAATAATAATAAAAGAGTTAGTATCACAATCTACCTCTCCCTTAGCCATATAATACAGAAAGTTTTGAGAAAGTTTTGAAGCCATTTGTCCCTCCTTTAATTTAAGGAATTTAACTATCTAATGAACAGAAATACAACGTATAGTATATGAGTTAACTACACTATGAACAGCCCATTCTCTTAAGAGAGTACCAGATAAGGAGTATACTTGAATTGTGTCAGCAACATCACTATTAAAAAATATCTCATCATCATAGAAAGCTATGTCATTATTGGAAGGAACAGAAAAACTACTAATTATATCTCCAGAGAATGTCTCTTTTTCTATAACGTTATCTCCACGAACTATCCAGAATTCATCCTCATAAAATGTAGGATATTGAAAACTTCTATAATAAGGTGCTGTCCATGTTCTCAGATAAGATCCCCCACTTATCCTATGTACAGCGACTCTTACAGCTCTTACTGCAAAAGCTTCAGCCCCTTGACATGCTATCCCAAGTAATGCTCCTCCACCACCGTCATAAGGATACCACTTATCTATAAATACTCCAGCTAGACTAAACCTCTTTATTACTCCTCCTAATCCTCCTCCTCCATCATTCTCAGACGTATACACTATACCTCCATGTACACAAATCCCTCCCAGATGAGGATTCCCATCGTTATAAAAAGTTCCGTCTGTAGAAGTCCCCCATTTACGAAGGAAGTTTCCTTCTAAATCAAAAACTTGCACTCTAAAATTGCCAGGATCTGTCGCATAGATTTCGTCATTATAGATGAATATATCACAAACACCAGAGTAACCTCCAAACTGTCCTTCTCCACTTCCATTAGAGCCAAATCGCTTATAAAGTACTCCAGTCAAAGAGAATATACTTATCTGATCTAGTCTATCTCCAACATATACCCTAGGAACATAATTCACAAGAGATCTTTTATGCCAGTGTCCACAAGGAATATGTTTTTCTCCATTAGATCTTCTGACTTCATCAGGGGGAGTCCATACCTGTGGTTCAGCAATGTCACTAGAACTATATGACTCAGGTTTCTGTGAACTTAATTGCCACCTAGGATTATTTAGATATCCCCATTTATCAGGCTGCTCCTCAAAGTCCCAAGGTCCTAAACCTTTATCATCTTTCCAGTTCCTCATTATACTTCACCTAAAACAGTTGCAAGTGTAGGAGCTCCAACTATTATCTGTCCATTGAAATCACAGATAGATTGGACAATGGGAATATCTGTAGCAAGAGAGTAGACTCCATCATCAGGATTACGTTCGACTGCTACAACTCCATTACTCATATAGGCATAGAAACCCTTAGCTACACAACTCCATAGTTGCCCAGCTGTAACCGTAAGTTTAAGAGTAAGAGTAGATGTGGTAGGGTTATACTCATAAATCTTAGTACTTCCAAATACAATTACTAGTTCTGGAAACACGAAGATTTGTGGGTAAGGAAATCCATCAGTAATAATTGTCGTATCTATTCTAGTAAGGGAGGAAAGACGAGTAAGAACTCCATCCCTTCCAACTGCTCCACTACATACCACATCATATTCAGTATTACGAGGAGAATGAGAAGAAGGTCTGAGACCTTTAGCTATATCCTCAGAATCAAGGGTTAAAGTAAAACCTTCATCTAATCCATAATAGCCTCGTCTATCTAAAGTAATCTCCATTACAATTCTCCGTGAGTACTTAGGTTAGGTCTCTTCGTGGGATTAGACATATCCAGAGATTTTGTACTTCTGATACGTCTTTCTATCTCAGGAATAGCTAGCTTTATAATATCAGTAGGTTTACTTAAAGTATTATTTCCCTCAGTTTGCATTAGTACTGAGGAGACTATATTAGGGTGATTTTTAAACTCTGGATGTTGAGAGTAGATGGTTTCCCTAATTTTATAATTAGTCATATGTTGCTTTATTATATTACCCATTATAGTTGGAATATTAAGATAGATTAGCTCCTGAAACTCAGGGAACATCCTCTCCTTAAATTCCCTATAAAGCTGTTCTTTCTCCTCAGGGGTCATAACTACACCTCTATCTCAGTTATTGCAGTTACTTCTTCTTCGGCTATATCCTTACCAATCTCAAGGACATCGTAGGCTATAGCATCTAGCATATTTTTGAGTTTATACCTATCTTTGTAGAACAACTCGAGTTGATATACAGCTGCTTTTATAAGAACATCTGGAAACATAAGAGTCCAAATATTAGTATCAGCATCAAGGGAAAGAAGAGGTTGATAGAAGTCTCCTACTATCTCTACATCTATCTGTTCATCAGTTGCGGGCAGAACTATGATTCCTCTAAAATCCTTAGAGTTTGCTAGGGTATAGTTGTAGAATACCCCAGTAGCACCTTTATCAGTTGCGTCTACCTCACGTAGTTTAGCTGGGCAATAATATAGAGGTTCTCCATTATCTGATGCAGAGATAGTCTCTGGATATTCCCCTTTCAACCATTCCCAACTCTTCTTCTCTAACTGATAGCGTTCATCTGAAGTATTAATCCAGACGTCAGTTATAAACCTACAGCGTTTTTGGAAGGAAACGTAGTATCCTCCAACAGCTAATGTCTCCCATATTCTACCTTCTGAGTCAGGAAGTGTCCCTACAATTCGTTCCAGCATATCCTGACCAGCTTGGATATAGTAGTTAGCTCCATTGTCTACCCAAGCTGTAGTATCCACTACCAAGTCATACCTACCACTTATTTTAACAAATTGAGTTCTTACACTAAGTAAGTTCATCAGTATCTCCTAATAAACTAAATCAAGTTCCATTCTTACTTCAACATTCTCCACAGGTCCTGACCTTTCAGCAACTGGCTCAGGAGCAGTCTCGTTATCCCTCTTTCTATCCATACTAATATAACTAGCCCTCACTCCACACTCCTTCTCAAACCCCTGAACCAGTTTAAGAATAGCTCCCTCTAACTCTATCTTTTTCTTCTTAACATCTTCAATGGTGAGCTTCTTATTCATTGTCGCTCCTTTGGTAAATTTTTTACCATAGGAGGGCAGCTTATAGCCACCCTCCTCTGGAAAATAAAGTTATACAATATTATCTAACCCTACCCCATTGAGATAGCCCCAGCCAGTTGGGAAATGGAACTCAATGCCCATCTCAGTCAGGTATTCCTCGTTTGTCCCATCCTTCCTGGTATATCCAGTATTCTGTTTCTCATTGTCAGGATAGAAAGTAGTATCAGTAATGATCCTACTTTTCAGATTTGCCGGCTCATAGATAACCATACTATTCCTATTAGCCGCTTCATAAGAGAACAGAGGATGAGTTTTAATGTTGATCTTTCCAAATGGAGTTACCCACTCAATAACTTGAATCCCATAGGATTTAGTCTGAGGAGTAAATGTCCATTGACCATAGGTCTTAGCGATCTTGTTAAGACCCAGAAGTGCTCCACTACCAGCGAGACAGAGTTTCTCAGCACTACCATACCTGAACATAAGTTCAAGATAGGTATCAATCCAGTCCTCACCACTGGCAATCCACGTGTCTCCTGAGTAAGTAGCGTTGAGTGTGAAGTCATTGACATTAGCAGACGCATAGGTCTTGATAATATCAACTAGCCCTCGAGTTGTTCTCTCAGGCTTACCATTAGCCCCAATATTCTCAGTCATGATACCCCAGATAGATGCTTTCTCCATCTCGATAGAATGGAGTTCCAAACACTCACGTTTCATCTCTTTATATGCATCTCCAGTCCTTAACTTAGTCTGCCGAGCAGTACGAGTAATATCCAGAGATGTTCTAAAGATCTGAGTATAATTGTAGATCTTGACAGGGTCATAACTGATAGCATCTGGCATAGTCGCACCCTCAGGGTTGATATTACCAATTACTAACAGTCTGTCGGCATCACTAATATCATGACTTTGAGCGGTAGTAGTGTCAGCCTCCAATAGTTTAACTGTTATACAAGAACTAGCGCCATTCTTCTGGACAGCCATAACCTTGGCATTGACATCTACCTCATAATCACTCTGATCACGCAGAAGAACTTGATGTCCAGCTCTAAAGTGATCTGAGTCTGCTTCAGAACATTTGATGTAGAGAACAGAGCCAGCAACACCACCTGATACATATGCAGCAGTCATAGCCGCATCAGTATAGCGACCAGTAATAGTTGCTGCTTGAGTAGGTAGAGTCTTAGTCCACCCGGACTATCATTAAACTTTCATTTAATGCTGGACTATATCTTAACCCTTAGTCAAGGGTTTGACATTATAGTCTCTGAAGGTTTCATTGCATCTAAGTATTTATGGATTCTACTTGATTTTCTCATAACATGGAAGAAACATCCACTATCTATAAACGAGCGTATATTAGGTTTAATAACATACATAGTAGTCCCATGCCCAGAAATCTGCTCATGAATCTTTCCTACTTTTACTCCTAGTTTCTGGAGAAGTCTTGTTACATCTTCTACTAGAGTTTTTATTCTTGCAGCATATCCAAGTCTCCACGATAGCCCAAATCTAGAACCTGGATTCTTATTCTCTACTATTGTCCCATCTGTATCAAACAATCCAGCTACGAAATTTAATCTAGCATTTTTACTAGCCCTGAAGATCTCGTCTGCAAGAAACAGTTTCTCTCTAATAAAATAATGAAAGAAATCATAAATAAGCTCGTTATTAATAGCTAATGAGTACATAGTAGTTTTGTTAGGATTTACATAACTTGAGACAGTGTAGTTACCACCAAATAGTACATTAATCTCCTCACATACTCTTACTACACATTCTAAATCCATATTAGCTATCATAACATTGTTGTTAGTTAACATTCTTTCACCATTCCAAGTAACATACTTCTTAACACTTCCATCACCTAATAAAGCTCCTATAGAGTATCCAACTACTTCGATGTATTTATCCATAACTTGCAATGAATTTCCCTGCTGATTGTCCATTGTGTTATCCTCCTTAGTTTTACGCTTTGGTCAAGAGAGGCTTTAGGATTTTCCAGCAATTTCTGTCATTTATTCGACGGGATTTCGCCCGAAGCAACCAGTGAACTCTAGTTGAACTCAGGATCATCTACCTTCTCTGACCCCAATTTAGACATTACTGCAGTTAAAGGAGCCGAGCCGTTAGGGTATTCATACAGAATAACCTCTCTCCAGTTCTTCGGCCTCTGGTCAGTAGCCCAGTCTCCAGTTCCACGCATTCCTAAAAATCCAGCCATTTTAAATACCTCCTATAAATTTTTCGTAGAGAGTAAAACTATCATCAGATAGCTTATTCTCTTTATCAAGTTTTTTTAGTTGATTAACTATGATACCATTAACAACATCACCAAAGTCAAAGTCCTTCATTACACCAGCCTGGAGATTCCACTTAACTCGATCACCTTCCTGCACAAACATTAGGAGTTTATGTTCCTCCTCGCTAAAAGATAAATCTTCTCGGAGCTTACGCATCAGTTTAAGAGTTGTAAAGTTTCCCTCACGAGGGAGAATACTAAGTAATACTAATCTTTCCATTACATCAAGTTGCATAGTGAAATCTCCTTTATGTTAAAGTTTAAGCATGGAGCGTGTCATATAAGGCTATATAATACGCTACGTTATTAATAAGAACTTTAAGAGCTGCATCAGCTCCAACAGTTGTACCGTCTGGTGCCACAGCGGGAACCAGAGCATTGGCAACTACTGGTCCTGTACCAGCTGCAGGAAGAGCCATAAGATTTGTGGATACAGCACTTGCCATATCTATTGCTGTAGTAACTGTTCCAGCAATACCAATAGCATTAACAACAGCTGCTCCGCCATCAACTGCAATTTTAAGTCCATTATCCATAGACGTTACTGCAGGATAGACCTCAATCATCACTCCATCGAACTGTCCAGTTACAGTAGCAGCTCCATCAATATGGAAGTGGCCAGCGTTAATGGTAGATGCAACAAAGTTATCTGCACCTACATCTAACTTAGCAGATAATGCAGACATAGCTGTGATTGCTCCAGTGCCCTGATGTCTTGCCCAGGGCTGACTGGCATAAGCAGCTGAAGCTACAGAGTTATTAGCTCCACCTGTAACACCTACATATGCCCGTGAAGCATGGCCTACCAATGTAGTCCCAGAGTCACCACTACCTATCATATTGACTTTATTGTAAACACCTATCAAGTCATCACAGTCCCCTGCCCCTGCAGAGTGGTTAATGTTGATAGTTTCTCCAATTACTGTAGCTCCAGGGTTGGTATTAAGAACCATAGGAACTGCCACTGACCCCATATTAAAGAGGCCTACTCCAGTAGTGGTTTCATCAAACTCCAAAGTAATCTTTGTCTCAGCTGTAGCTACTGTAGTACCCAAAGAAAGAAGTGAGTCGTTTGCTAACTTCAATCCAGTAGCACAGGCACCTATATTAATTCCAGTGGTCATAGTCCCACTAAGACTAATACCAGTAGTACATCCCATAGTAATGTTAAGACCTGTTGTTAGTACACAAGTCCCACTCATATCAGCATCATCTTCGATTTTAATACCATTACCATAGGTTCTACTACCTCCATCCATATCTCCAAATCTCAGAATAATCCCATGAACCTTGGTATAATCAGCTAACTGCCCACCAGTTACCTTCCCGAGAAATGGAGTGGCTTCAGTAGTAATTGTTTGTGCAGCTGAACTAGCATCCCAGGTAATTTCACTCTGGATACCATAGAGTTTACCTATAGTAATTCCAAGAGCTCCCTTGGCATAGCCATAGACTAATGCTCCCCAAACACTTCCAGTGTTTACAGCATTAGCTACACCATAGATCTGTGCACCATAGATACTTGCAGCCGCATTGGCCTCCCTATTTTCAACCCTCAAATAAATACCTTTAAACTCAGAGAGGGTATAGACGTCTGCCCAATCAGACACATGATATCTGAGTTCAAAAGCCTCTGACCATTGAAATACAGAGGCATCAATACTAATTGAACTTCCTCCTGCTGTCCCCGTAGCTATACGTGCAGTAGAGAGAACTTGAGCGTCTTGAGCATTGATACCGAGACTAGTCGCAATAGAGATATGCCCGTTATCATACTCAATACCAGCCCTCAGAAGAAATCCACGCCAGCTCATAATCCACCTCCAGTTAAGTAGTTACAGCGTTGTGAAGAGTACACCATCTGTAACCAGTTGAGTACAGAACGATAGTTTGTGCAGTCGTAGCACTAATATCTCCTTTAGCTGCATCCCCACCTTTGTCAGCAATAGTAACTGACCCAGCAGCAAATGTAGGTGTAATAGCATAAATCTTGCCTGCAGCTTCCCTAACTGACGGAAGTGTCATAGTGAAAGCTGTAGCAGCTGCCAAGTCAATAAAGACCATCTGATCACTAACCTTCATCTCATATGCCGTGTCAGCGTCAACCAGAAAGATAGTCTTTCCACTTTTAGTAAGAGCACCACTGGCTCTCTCATCCCCAATCTTTAAAAGATCGAGTACACTTTTTCCTGTTTCAAGACTCATTTTGATACCTCCTAATGGGTAAGAATATCATCAATTTCTTTCTGCAGTCCTTCAATAATTCCAGATTTCTTTTTAGAAGTGGAACTATCTACAAACGCAGGATCATCAAACTTTTGATCTTTGTTCTTCACAATTTTCTTAATACCTAACAGCTTACGAGTTCTTTCAGCAGCTTCATCAAGAACCTTGTCAACGGTTAGATCAGGTTTCTCTGCGTGAACCTGAGCTGCTACATGAGAGACTGTTTTTCTTACGAATAATAAGTCCTCATTGGCTTTGAAGAAATCGTTAGCTACAGTTTCAGAATCTCTCACCTCTCTTACTTTAGTACTTACAAGTTCTGGGATAGTAGATAAGACAGTTTTAGCTGCCTCTTCCTTGGCAAAAAGTTTAGCAGATTGATAGACCTGGTTTAGTAGTTTATTCATCAAATCTTTACTATCTATAATATCATCAATAGAAATATCACCTAAGAAGTCTATCATAGTATCTTTCTCTGGCTCTATTACTATGGTTGGAGTTGGAGTAGGCACTTCAACTCCCTTTTTCTCCTCAGACTTAGAAACTTGTAAGGGAGAAGGAGGTGAGGTAGAATATACTGGAGTAAGACTCTCAATATGTCCTAATAACAGCTTTATGCGTTCTCTTAACTCCTCCTCAGTCTCTCCACCCTCAGTAACTACTTTAGGGGCAGGAGTCGGTAATGGAGTTGCGGGTTCGCCTTCAGCAGGTTTAGGAGACGGCGCTCCTTCCTTATCATCTAGTTTAGGAGTTTCGACTAGAGAAGTTACAACAGGCTCCTCTACCTTTGGAGTCTCAACTTCAACCTTAGGAGACTCCTTACTAAGGTTCTCAACTGACGATGGCTCAGGGGTAAGGCTACCAATGAGATCGTCTATTTCTTTAGTTATATCATCTGGCATACTATTTCTCCTTTCTTTCATTATCTTCAATAATATTATCTAAAATTATTTGAGGCATTAGTAAGAACTTTCTTACTGCCTCAGCACTACCTTGTAAATTTTTAAGTGTCTCAAAGTCAGGAGTTCTTTCCTTACTTTCTAAGGAGCTACGTATATCTTCTATCCACATCTCAAGTTCATGCGAGATATCTCTCCACACCGATCCCTCAAGAAATTCTCTAAAAGCAGTAGCAGAACTGATATATTCCCTATCACTCATACATACCTCCCATAGTTTCAGGAGCAGGAACACCTCGCTGAGGTAGAGGAACTATATTTCCCCTATTAGCCTGCTCCATAACTTGCTCATCAGGAAGAACCTTAGGTTTTACCCTAAAATCTGAGACATTTTTAGCTCCTCCCAACGTAAAGATATACTCATATATTCGTACCATATCAAACTGCTGTCCAACTCCAGGGTTTTCTGTTAGTATTTTAGCTATCTGAGACCATAATTCTGTAGGTCCATTAGGTAAACTACCATCACTAATAGTAACATCATAATTAGTCATTATATCAAATGGAGTTACCTTAGCCCTTTTATCGTTCCCAAACATCTGAGCTAATTCTTCTTGCCATCTTCCTGTAATATCTACATAAGTCTCTTCACTCATTAGTTGCTTAGTGTGCTCAGCCATCATATATCCTAGATCATGGAAGGCTTGCATACTAATAATACGTGCAAGTCGCTCAACACGAGAGATAGCAGATGAACGTGTACCCTGAAATTCCCCTTTTGTTAGTCTCTCAGGACCTCCTTGACGTAGAATTCCCATCAAACTTTCATCTACAGCACCTATTCTCTGCATCCACTCGAGGATAAAGGAGGAATCCTGGATATTAGCACGAGTAATATCCGTAACATTGAGCTGTTGAACTACATCCTTTACTCCTTTTCCCCATGCAGGCCGACGTAGACGAACAAACTTGCCAGGTCCAGGGTCTTTGAAATCAGCCATGTTGACCTGATAGGGATCAACTACAAACATATCATTAATAGCTTTACGGACATTAGTGATATGAGAGTTAAAAAGAAAGTTTAGTACCTCCTGCATACCGTAAAGAATCTCAGTACGAGCAAGTGGAAGTACTGAGTAACCATCAAAGTCAGGAGCTGCAGTGATAATAGGGAACATATTATGAGTTAGACCAAGTTTTTTAGCTTGAATAATAATCTCATCATTAGCTAGGGCAAATAACCACTTCTCTGGTTGTTCCACAGTCCCAAGTCTCCACTCTTTAGGGATAAGATCTACATACATCCAGATAACATCAACAGAGTTGTGAATAGTTACATCGAGAGTAGTGTAAGAGTCAGTTCCTGTTTTCTTATTACGATCTGACATTTTATCTTTGAATATTGAGCTACCCTGTAAGGTAGAATCCTTTAGATACTTAACGTTAAACATAGTACCATTACTGGTAGATTCACGTTTCATTAGATCAATGCGTGTAGTGGGTTCCACCCATCCTACAAACTCCCCATCTTGAATTCGCTGTACTGGAACAGAAGGATCAGGGAGGTAAAAATAGGGGTCTATGTTATTAAGTTTATTCCCCTCATATATAACAGTCTCCCTAAAATCCCTACCTCCATATAAGTTTCTATATGGTCTGTACCCCATATTCTTAACCCATACAGGGGCTCCAGCTCCTACTCCATAAACCAGAGAATCTCTGAGAAATGTATGAAGAGCAAGACCCATCTTGGAGCGATAAGTTTGATGCCTAATAACCTTCTCCAATAACATAGTACCTACCGTATCCTCTGGAGAAACTCCCTCGTACTTTAGAATAGGATCATTAAGGAAAGCCATAACTAGATAAGTAAGAATAGTCTCCATTATAACGAAGCTGTAAGGAAACACTATTGACACTGGTTTGCGACTATCTTCAGTCTTAAGTTTACTTTCCTTATCGTCTAACTCAATATACGCAGTTATAACTCGTTCTATCTCATTCCAAGAACTAGTACGGTTGGAGATAAGATTATGAGACTCACGAGCCCGAAATAGTATCTCCTCTTTAAGTCTAACATGAGTAGGAGAACCAGGTCTAAGATCTAAACCATAAGGATAAGTATATCCCAGATCCTTATTTAGAAGATCTGTAGAACCAAAATTAAGTTGTCCTTGCAGTATCTGCATTTAGATTATCCTCCAATTCTCATAGGGTTTTTCGAAATCCAGTTCTTCATATTCTTTTTCAGGGTCTTCCCCCATATCAGGAGGGTCGAAGTAGTAAGCCAACTCATCCATTATCTTGTTAATATAAGCAGCTGCATCCATCACGTCCCACAACTTGGAACGAGGAAAGGAACGAAGTTGAGTCTCAAGAGGCCCACAGTTGTTCTTATTATGATACATATAGCCGAGTTTATATAGAGGAGCAAGATTAGCTATTCTTCCTTCTTTCTTCCCAATAGCCTGAAGTTCAATATATGTAGGGTGAACGTTACGAACTCTCATTTCGTTTTCAATAGGTTGAGAGATGAACTGGTGAAGAGAAGTTACTTCAACTCCCAATATCATACTTTTGTATCGTAATAGTTGCCCAAACATCATGTTGTATAGGGCATCAGGTCTAACCCGCCTAGATTCTATTGCCCGAACGAAGATTTTGTGAGATTCTCTATCAACTGCTATTGTCAAAACTGCACTCTCAGCAGAGTGAAGTTGGACAGTTTTAGCTGGATCACAAATAGTAACATGGAGTAGGCGAGAGGTAGGGATTTTTTCGTCTACAATAACTCCAGTCTCAGTTACTGACTTAACAACTAGTTCGTCTCCATAATCTTCAAAATAGTGAAAATACTCCTCCTTAAAAACCGCATCCTCAATGGATATAGGAAGATTCATACGCTCCATATAGAAGAGATCCATTAGACCTTTCCTACGATGTTCTTCTACTTCTTCCTTTATTTGTGTAGTAGTCATATAGTTTACATCATAAGATTCATAGTTCTCATTGCAGATAGAAAGACGAATAGATGACCACTCAGGAGAATCAAGAAGAAGTTGGAGTAATGAGTCCTCATGTTTAATAGTATCAATATAGATAATAGTAGGAGGTTTCCCATACATATCTTCAGTTTTCATTACGTCAGAGAAAAACCACTCCTTTTGTTTCTGACGTAGATCCTCATTTCGTAGATCTTCTTTATTTTCTAGATCATCAATGATGATTAGATCTGGACGATAGTTTGCCCAGTTCAATCCACGAATCTGCTGACCCATACCACGAGGGAGAACAAAAGTAGTACCAAAGGCTACCCACGCAAGTTTACTAAATGTGTCGTCTACTTCACCCACATCACTGATCTTAATACTGCCAAATAGAGACCTTACGGTTTTATTAGTTAATAGTGTACGTTTCATATTCTCAGTTTGCATTTCAGCTAGAGTAGCACTGTTTGAGAGATAGACTATAAAATGATAGTCTCTAAATAGTATTCCTTTATTAGCTATAGTACGTGCAATAGAAGTCTTTCCTAATCCACGTGGAGCAGCTATAGCTTTTTTGCTGTTGGAATTAGATATGGTCTCAAATATCTTATCATGAAGCATAGAGAAAGGAGCTGAAAAGATCTCAGGAAAAATAGCTTTACACATGAACTTAGTATCTATATAACAATTATGTAAGATACTTTTAGTTCTTTGAGTGAGATCACCTTCAACCTGTGGTAAAATTTTTACCATAGGTTCAGTCGTTTGGTACGTGTTTTCCATATACTACATAATCCCCAGTTTTCTTGCACCACTCATTGACTTCTCCTGGAGTCATATGATGCCCTATAAATCTCGGGTCTACTACTCCAATCTCATCAGCCCAATCACTACATATTTTCCAGAATGGTAACTGAAGTTTTCTGATATGTAGTTTTATACCCAAAATCTGAAGAACATCATATTGACGTCTATACCAAGGTAACTTCAAATAGTCCTCGATAGTCCTAATAAGAAGTAATCTTCTTACACTATTCCATATACTACATGTCCAGAACTTAAGATTATAACTTCCATCTAAATAGTCTACAACTGGAACCTCATGAAATATCCAGTCTTGAGTTGCAAACTTCCCAGGATGAATCATCCACATAAAGTGATTCCATAAGGATTTAGTAGTTTGCCCTATTTCAGTAGCAAAGTGAGAGTAGTAGTTTCTTGAGAGAACTATAAGAGGCAAGTCCTTCTCAGGAATACATAGGATCTCTCTAGCAGTTAAAAACCTATCCTCGCTCATTCAGTACCTCCAGTAATTAAAGGACCTATAGTTGGCTGAGAAGTAGGAACAGGTGGAGTAGACATTACACCTCCACTCACATATTTAGCATAACCCTGAATTGCTAATGCCATTATCTGATCAAGTTGAACTGAAGAGCCAGTACTAACTACTCCAGTACTTTCTGTCCACGAGATATTTAGGTTAGCAAAGATAGGCCGACTAAACTCTACTTTAGTTCCACTGGGAGACACTATAGTTCCAGAAGTACAACTACCAAACAGGAAAATTAAGCAAAGGACTAATAACTTTTTCATGTTGACTCCCTTCTTTGTGCTAATTTTAAAATTTCTGTACGCTCAAGAAGAATTGCTACATTGGTATGAGTTTCACGAGCTAGCTTTTCTAACTCTTCAGATTTCTTATCTCCCTTAGCCACCTTACTCTCTATTACCTTAAACTTATCTAAACAAAACTGTAATCTTTCATCACAATGAGGAAGCATACCGAGTCTTTCTTTGTCTTCTTTCTCGTTCTCTACCTTGTTTTTATTATTCCCTTTTATTACAAGAATATTTCCTCTTTTAAAATGTCTAGTGTATATAAAGAAAATCACGATAACTGCTGTTAGTGTAGGCCCAAAAAGAACAGCGAGATTTTCTACCACTTTCAAGATAGAAATAAAGTCATCCATTAGAACATCCTCCACGATTTTTCATCATAGCTGTAATAGTTTCACTCTCCAGGTTCCTTCCCTCAATAGTTGATTTATCTGACACATAAACAGCCATCTTAATCATACATCCTTTTATACTTGCTAGATCAGAGGCAACAATACTATGATCACTACAACGAGGATGAGTTTTACCTCTAGTAATAGTCCATCCAATAGACCAACAGACCCCTATTATTGTTACAGCTTCTGGATAGCTAAGCATCTTACCATCTTCTCTCAGGTCCAACATCTATATGAATAAAGTCTTCAGCCTGGTAGAAATGAAAACCTCCACTCCAACTCGTCAGCATTATAGCGAGATGTCTCATAGAATACTCCTCAATTCTAAAATCAATAGCATTTCCTAACATATGCTGAGATCCCTTAGCTCCTCTTATCTCATCGTTATGTTTCTTGCAGCGATACCCACTAAGAATAAGTACAGGGAGGTCTACTATATCTCTGATAACTTGCAAACGCTGAACGATAGCGGGATTAATAGCCATTAGTCCACAGCCACATCTACAAGTAAATTCTTCTCTATAAAAATTAGGAGTTATCTTTTCCATAGCTAATTAATAGTCCCATAAATGTTTCCTGACTCGTTATACTCATAACACCCAATAGGATAACCACCTCCCTTTGGCATAGCTGTCAAAGCCAGGTCAGTTGGGTTGGTTTGAATGTAATAGTTTGGCAGACCACTGTCTTTATAGGGAGACGTTGCCGTAAGGGTATAATCGTTGGTAGCCAGTGAGGTATAAGCCGGACTGTCCGTAAGGGGAGTACTGTAAAGATAAAGTGAACCTCCCGCTGCAACCACTCCCGCGGTACAGTTATTAACGCAATTATTATAGAAGGAACTTGCCCCCGCAGACTGGATGAGGGCTTTTGTCAATCCGGTAAAATTAGAGTTCCAAACATAACCTATACAGGCGGCATTAGCTATGCTTATTCCATACCCATCTCCGGCTACCCCTGCCGTAGTGTCATCAAAGGTACAGTTGGTAATATTACCAACAACGGCGGCAGTACCAAGCTTTATCCCAGCTTTTGCGCTTGGCATAGCATAAAATAGACAGTTATCAATGTTGTATGTCGCCGCAGCGGTTAAATCTATAAAATTGTCCACACAACTATAAAATTTGCTCCGACTAACTTTTAATGCTCCGGCAATAAGCCCCAGAGCCGAGTCGCCACTGGCTGTAAATGTGGAGTCATAAATATAATTAGTGGTTCCAGCTGAACATTTAAAAAGCATACAATTATCAGTATTTAATCCAGTAATATTTAACCCATTAAAGGTCAACGTCCCATTTGCATTAGCCATATTAGCGGTTTGAGAGGTAGCAAATAGGTTAGAAACCGTCATTGTGTTTATGGTAACAGTTGAACCGGCTGCACTTTGGGTCAATACAAAGGAATCGGCAGTTACTCCACCTGTCCCATTAATAGTAATATTGTTCAAGGTTGCCGTGAAAGTGTGGGCCGTTGCGAGTCCTAATCTTAGAGCGTTCTGAAAATCCCCAGTAATTGACATTGTGTTGACAGTTACTGATGTCGAATTATGGGAGATTTGTAGACCATCTTCACATGAAGTGGTGATAGCAATATTATTTAGAATTGCCCCTAATGCACTATTGTTTACCGTAACTGCCGAAACAGTCGTGCTGTCAATAGTGAATCCCGTTACGGTTACATAGTTTTTGGCATTGATCGTTATTCCGGTAGCCATTGCTGATAAAGTACAGGGATATGTGGCGTGGTTTCCCAGAACAGTTACCCTGTGGCTTGAGTCTGCTCCACCATCAGGTACGGTTACAGCTGTTGTTATTACTCCACATAAATATACTGTATCGTCGTCAAGAGCATCGAAGGGAACATTACCAGCATTAAAATCACTAATAGGGGCTGCTGTCTCATAAGTTAAATTTGCACCATCGTCTCCGAGACCGGCTTGAGTTACATAATAGGTCTCTGCCCAAGCGGGAGCAACTAAAAACAAAATTATAAAAATACTTAAAAGAAATTTTCTCATCTTATCTGACCTCCATTAACCTCATAAGCTCCAATGTCCATGCCTATTCCTGCTGGTTTAGAAACCCCATTCTTTGACGTGGAGCCCCATTTGTTTAATCCTATATTGATAAGCGGTGAGTCTGCCTGTAAATCCAAATCCTCTGAACCAGTAGTTATAGAATCGAGTTTGATGGTAGTGTTCCCATCTGCATATTGAGTGCTTCCAACTACCAAATCAGCGTTGTTAGTTTGAAAGGTAGCCCAGGTAATCGAACCATCTACATTGTTTTCTTTATATGATAATGACCCAGCAGCTAAATTCACAAAAGTATTATAGCTAAGACAAAGGTTAGTGGGTTTAACGGTTGCCGGTAAGTCGGCAAGGGTTTGGGCCGCGTGGGCTTCAGCACCATCGGCATAAGGGGTGTCCCGCTGATTCCAAGAAAAAAGGAAACCGGCAGAAACTATACAAAAGAGATTGTTGTAAACGTAGATATTTTCATTTCCAAGCAACACTCCGGCGGCATTTTCCAGATCATCTTCAACTCGACTTATCGTAACCCCGCCAAGTAAACTTGTGTTGTTATAGATATAAACATCCTTAACGCTTTTTAAGACAAACGCTGTACCAAAATTGCCGGTAGCGGTAGACGCTCCATAAATATAGTTATTTCTCGCCACAGCATTAATAACTTGGTTGGATAAGCCTAAAGCCACATCTCCAGTACAAGATTCCCCTAACCCAACAGCAGCAATAGAGCAGTTATGAATCTTATTCTGTTCAATTAGTATATCTTGACTACAGCCCTTACATAAAATCCCAATACTCTTGGTATCGTAAATCTCATTTCCTCTTATTATTAAAGCCCAACTTCCGCCACCATCAGGGGTGGGTTTAGTTCCTGTAACTACTACGTGATGACTTGCCGTATCAAAACCGTTTTCTGCAATATGATGAATAATATTATTGTAGATTAACACCCCATGTTTATCTGTACCGGGAACAAATCTAATGCCATCACCACTCCCACCATCATAGGCAAGATCACCATTAGATATATCGCAGTTCTGTATAGTTATGTGGCTATCTGCTATCTGAATAACATTATAGTTTCCAACTGCTGTCCTAATTAACGTAAGACCATCAACCGTAGAACCTTCTGAGCCAGACGGGAAAGACAATACCGGATTACCTGCATAAGAACTTGTTATTACAGGAGTCTCACCTGGATATGCTTTTAGTGTTACTCCTGCCAGGTCTACATCTATTTTTGCGGTTTCAGTATAAGCTCCACCCCTAAAGTATAAGGTATCTCCAGCTCCCAACTTGTCCACAGAAGTAGAGGGCATAGGCCCCCAAGGAGCCGCCAGTGAACCGACTGCACCATCGCTACCCGTTGGAGAGATATAATAATCAGTTCCAAATACTATTGATGGTAAAAATAGTATTAGAAAAATAAGGAGTATTTTTTTCATACAGAACCCTTAATAACTTTGCAAAAACTCTACTCTTACATAACTAATCGTCACTGTGTCAGTAGCATCATCACTCCCGATCCTACACTTTATTGTCTTAGCACCTCCAGCAAAGTCAGTTGTATCTACAGCCTGGTCATAAATAACGTGCTGACCATTGACAAGTAGTGTTCCAGTACAAAACTGGTGAGCGTAGTCAGTGTATTCAGATACAGTAAACTCAACTTTAAAATCTCCCTGAACAGTATCAGCTGTAGCAAGTGTAACTATATCAGCATTATCAACATAGAGGTAAATACTCGTTACACCAGCACCACCTGCTACATTCCCAGATAATGTCCACTTTAGAGTTTTCCCTGCACAAAAGGTATCGTCACTTAAAGTTATACTAGAACCTGTAACATCTTCAGTACCAGCATCTGTTTCGGTAGTTGCAGTAAATCCCTGGGAAATAACTAATGGAATTGCCCCGTTGTTTGCTCCTACATCTGGTTGATACATAGTTCCATTTTCTTTAAATCCAGTACCTAAAGGTGGAGCAGAAAAGGTTAGTGAACTATCCCCATCCGTAGTCATGGCTTCATAAAATTGATGAGCCTGGGGATTGTCTGTCCTTGTGGTTGAAAGACTAGCCCCAGATACATTACCAGTAGCTGCTACTGTAGTAGACGCAGTTACCGAGGTAAAAGCTCCCGTTGATGCTATGGTTGAACCAATAGGTGTACTTTGAAGTGATGGTAATATCCACTCTCCATTACCATAAACAGTTCCAATAGCAGTCGTATAGTTATAGAACATGACAGGAGTTTCGGCTGCTCCTAACGCCTGCCACCCAGTACCGTTCTTCTTACCACCACGAATAACGACAGCAGGGTAACTGTCAGTAGGATCAGTAGCTCCTATAATACCGGTCAACCTTAAAGCTCCAGACTGATTTGCTTCAGTCATACCATAGAGATCAAATCCTCCAGAAGCTCCAATCTGAAAGGCAGCCATATAGTCAGCAGTTGGAGCGATAGAAGTCATTCCATGAGTTACATCAGCCCCGTATAGATATTCATCAGTGAATGTAGCTGTATCAGGTGTAGTAGCTCCTATCTCTCCTGGCTCTGAGAGATCAACAGATCCTCCTCCTCCTCCAATCATTCCTCCTCCTATTTGCCCATAAGAATAAGGACATACCAATAGGAATAAGAATATGATGAATAGATAAATAAATCTTTTCATTATAATCCTCCTATGCTCTAGAAGCAAACTTATAAGTTACTTTTAACGATGCAGCTAAAGTTACTTTTATAGCTCTAAAGTTAACTATATCAGCTGGATTCTTTATGGTAAGGTTCTGCCCCTTTTCTAGAAGATGTCCTATTAATGCTGTTGGAGTAGTCCCATCCAAAGTAAATCTAATATCATCAGTCTCCAACGTACAAAGAACTTCTTGACACACTTTGCCCAAGAAGTTCCCTGATGTAGGTTTGATCTTTGTAGCTGTAAAACCTATAACTGTATCTACAGTTAAAGCCTCATATCCACCTGAGATATATCCACCTTCTATTATAATATCGCTCATGATGATCTCCTCTATGGAAAATAATTTTACATAGGTCATATGTCAATAACTTGACCACTCTCCTTAGCCCGTTTCTTAATATCCTCGATATCTTGAGCTGTGAAATGTCCATGTAGATGTAGGTTGGCTCCAGGTTTTTGTGCTGGATAACCAGCTCTATCAAGCCAGCGTTCTGCAGTAGCTACTGTAAGGGAAGGAGAAACTAGGGATCCTACTGTATCAGGTTTACGATCTATAACGTCCTCCAGTACCTCCAAAACCTTAGGAAGTTTAGCTTTTATTCTAGCCATCACGTCTATAACTTCGCAATCTCTAGCTCCCTGCATAAGCTCCATTTTATCCTTGACAACTTGGGAGTTGCGGGTGTAAGAAACAGTAGCTTCACTGATCCCTAAACGTTCTGCTATTTCAGTATTTTTGAGGCCCAGAAGGACTAGGCGAGAAATCTCGTGGTGAATGTCCCACATCTTGGACACCTCGAAGGTTCTGCGGTCAGAAGGAGGAACCGTGCGTAGATCTGGGCCTCTATTCCCATCAAAGTACTTATACTTACCATTACTTCCCATTATCTCTTCCTACCTCCTCTATCTGGCTTAAACCCATGCTTGACGGCTTCAGCTACCCTCTCAAAATTCTCCCGCTTTTTAGATGATTTAAACTTCCTTACCGAGCCATCACTCATTTTTAACCTATTACCACTGAGTTTAGTCATAACACCCTCCTTATTATAAACCCATTTTAACACACAATTACTTAGCTGTCAAGTCAAATTTTTGTGGAAATAACTCCAGTAAAGTACCCACAGTACCCATTAGTACTTCCTATGGTAAATTTTTTACCATAGAGGACCTCGTCCTCCTCGTGGTGGACGTTAGTCCATTCCACAAAATTGTGGTAATAGGAAAACTGGACATAATCTAAAACTGCCTTATAGCCCGAAAATTTCTACGTTTTCCCCCTTTGAGTTGTGCAAATGACACACTCAGTTGTCCTAATGACAAAATATGCAATGAAAACAACGAGTTGTAAAATAACTGTTGACATTCACAAAAATCACTGGTAAAATGTGAACCATGAAATCGAAATGGTTTCTATGTCATACATACGTAGTATGATATTGCTCTTTGACAATTGAATAGTAAACCGTCCAAGTTCTCCATGATACCACAAACATAGAAAGCGAGGTTGTCATGGAAACAATCAAAATACAGACCAATTCACTAAAGGGCGGAGATCTACCAGAGGACTTCACCATAGTCGATCCGATTATAGTCCTCGAGAACGATACTCCAGAACAGTTCCCAAAGGGAGATATGTTGACACTGTTTATCGAAGGTGCGAGAGTACGAGCGCAAAGAGTACTACGGGCAAAAGGCGTTGCATATCTAAAAGGGAAGAAAGAATTCACACTCAAGATGTCGGAACTGTTCGAGCGTAGGTCTACCGTGAAAGTACTAACACCTGACGAGTACGTGGACATGATATTGAAGAGTGGCGATAAGAAAGCTATCGCTGAACTCGAAGAAAAATTGGCAAAAGCAAAAAAGTAATACTAATCGGAGAACTGGACGGTAAACTATTCAAAACAACACTATAACAAACGAGGTATAAAATGTATACAGTGGAAACAGGTATAGGATCAATCAATCCTAAGAGCATAGACGATTTAATAGAGTGGATAAGAATTACAGATACATTCTTCGATAGTTTTGAGATGTCTATTACCAAAACTAAAGAATAAACTCTCCAAATCTTTCATTCCAACTCCTTGACATTGTTTGGGAGTTGTGGTATAATAACAGTAAACACTAATAAAAGGATAAAACTATGAAACGCTATTCCTATTCAACTACGTCTTATGACTACGCACAAACTGGGGCTATATTCTTAATGGGATATCTTATTAGTTTTAGTTATCGTAGCGAGAATCGAGGTGGAACGAGATGGTATGTCCTAACTGTTATCTTCGAGAACGAAGAGGATGCCAATAAACTATGGAGACTACTTAATGACACTATAGGGAATATAGGTGCGTTTAGTTTTGGGCATAGGAGATAACAATGAAGAGGGCCGAGGTGGATATGGAGTTGTCAAGGTAGTACTACGACCATAGATGATGTAAATGTGGAATCCCTAACCCTAGGGCTTTAGTCCTTAGTTGCTAGTTGGGGGGGTGGTATGGGAAATACATTTTACCATAGATGAACATATAAGAATGGGTGTAACTACTCTTTTCTTCTAAAAAAAAAAATAAATAAAAAAAAATAAGAAGAAAGAAATAGAATAACATTATCTACGTAAATATTCATCTATGGTAAATTTCATTAATTGAAGCGAGGTGGGGACTAGCAACTAAGGACTAACCACTAAACACAGGAGATTAGTATTTCCACAAAATATTACATTTACAAATGTAATTAGTTGTGGTATAATTAATAATATAGAGAGTGAGGTACTAGATGGTAGAACTAACAACAGAGCAGAGAGAGGCAGTAAACAAAGGTATAAATGCTATCGCAGATATTTATAGGCAGTTAATGTGGGAGTGGGATTGGAAGTATGTGAAGGAGTATAACGGGGCTACAGAGAATGGAGATGGGATACTCAGGGTTACAAAGTATAATGGAGTAGCGCACGAAGGTAGGTTTATTTAATAATAGAGAAAGTGAGGTACTAGATGGAAATATTAGATTATAACTGGGCTATATATGATTACTGTCTTTACTGGCAGATGTGGCATAGTTATCCTCATGACTTGGACGGTAGAGGATATACAAAGTATAATGAGAAAATATAGGGAGTAATTATGAGTGGTATAACTATTAAAATCAGACTAAGTTACAATGACTTAGAAGATTTAGAGGTTATAAATGAGTGGGCTAGAAAGAAACTATCTATATCCTCAGGAAGTAAACAGCAGACTATACAGATAGCTACAGAGATAGTAGCTAAACATGCTAGGAAGGAGTTGGGATATGAGTAATACACCAAGAAATGATAGCACGTTAGAGGTTAGTTGTAAACGGACTATGCTGGCTAATCTTACGAAGTGGTATGTACTAAATTATGGAAGAAATCCCAAGAGTAAAGCGGATTTACTACGAACGGTTCTGGAGGAAGCAGAGCGGGCGATTATAGTTGATGGAGTTATAGAGCCGGTTGGGAGTATTGAGGAAGCTCAGGCGGTGTTAGGAGAAGCAGGGCTATACGAGTTGAATAGGTTGGGGAAGATGAGTAAGGGGTTGAGTATAAATATTAGGGCCGAGAAGAATAGGAACAAGTATTCTCCTGAGGATATTATTAGTGGAGCAAAACAGTTTCTCGATGATATGAGGAAGAAAGAAGAGGTAAAGATTAAGGAACAGGATTACTCGGCCGAGAATCTACGCAAACAACTTGGGACGGTGCCGGAGGGGATAGTGGTGAAAACAGATGAACGGAGTGAGTAGTATAAATAGTAATAGTATTATCGTCTATGGTAAATATTTTACCATAGATGAGCAACAAACTCTTAAAGAGTTTTGGTGCAACTACTTGACAAACCATTATAGTTGTGGTATAATATGGCTATAATAGTTAATATTAATAATTCTTTTGGAGGATATTATGACCTACAAACAATTAGTTAAAAAGTTTGAGGATATTGAGGGACCTTTCTCACATAACGTAGCCTATACAGACAACCCAAGTTGGTGGGAAGGATACGCATCAGCACTCGCTGATACAGAGCAAATAACAGAAAAAATATTCGATAGATTTATAGAGTTTCTAAAAACCAGAACATAGTGAAGTATAAGCATAAGGAAGGAGGTGATATAAAATGACTATGGAGTTTATAGCTATTTGGTTCTTCGGGACAATAGGAGTTATGATGGGAGTTCTGGCAGGGAATCTATGGCTGGATAGAATCAGCCGTAGGAAGAGGACAAGAAAAATAATTCTTAGAAGGTTGAAGGAGGTATAGCATGTGGATAGAAGTCCAACCTCCAGTCGAGATGGCTGGGCTATCTCCGGATGAGATAGTAGAAATGGCAATAGAAAAGCTCAAAGAGCTTCATAAGAAGATAAGGGTTTTGGAGGAGCAACTGGCTCCTCTCAATAGGGAGTTTCTATTCTGGTGGAAACTCAAGAAACAGGAGTTGTTAAAGAAAACTCCCATAACTAAGGTTCCTGAGGGAGTATCAGCGAGGGATAGGGAGGTATCGTGGAGGTTAAAACAGGTAGATATTGAGAGCTTCGTCAGCCAGATGAGCGATGAAAGTAGAATGGCGTTACTAACAAAACTTCAAGAAAGGAGCAAGGAACTATAATGGGAATGATAACAGCAGTAGTAACTGTACTCCCTCAGTGTAGTTTCTGCAATGAAGTAGCTCACTATGATTTTAGAACTTATAATGGTAGTTGGGCTTATGGATGTGAGAAACATTGGAGAGGGTATAGAGCAACTGAAGGATTGGGACTGGGAGAAGGGCAACTTCTCATTAGTGCCAAGGAGATTAGGAAAATGCACGAATATATAGTAAGAAAGAAGGTGGAATATGAAGAGGCTTTTATTTCTACTTGGACTGAAGAAAGTTGATCTACTGGATGTTCCTCTGGAAAGAAGGTTACTAATAAACTATTTAATCAGGTTTAATAGGAGGAATATACTATGGAATGGGAGAATCATAGAGAACTAACTCCTCAGGAGAAGATAGATATTCTTATGGGAGTTGGAAAGTATAAGCAAGCGGCTACTATAGCCGAGGAACTTGGGAGGAGGATAGAGATTAAGGATAGTAGAGGAACCATGTATAGAATAGCTCCTGATGGGTCAGTTAGACGGTTAGTCAGTAAAAGAAGAAGAAGAGGACGTTAATCTTTGGTAAAATTTTTACCATAGGAGAATAGTATGATAAGGAAAATATATGTATTTGGTAAGATTGTGGAGGTAGAGTTTAGCTATGAAGAACCAGAGAGAGGTTCTAACTATGTAGGTGGTTATGAGGTTTATGAGATAGACGACATTCCGTCTCACTTCTTTACCAATGATTATATATCTGAAGTAATTAGACGTTTAGAAGAACTGAGGAGTGCAAGGTGATATATTTCCACAAATTATTACATTGACCAACAAGCCAAGTTATGTTAATATGGTTATTAATCAGTTAAAGGTTTAATATAGTTTGGAGAAAGGAGGTCTGTGCGGAATACCTATAAAACAGTTTAATTGTGTCTATAGTATTATAAACTAATTATTAAGAAAAGGAGAAAAATTATGGCTATGACAGAAATTACAGCAAAAAAGAAAATAGGAGATGTAGACAAGGTCGCAACTATAGTGTATGACTTCGGGGCTAATCTGAAAGAGATGGCTAGTAAGTTCGGTGAAGAGGTCGTGTTTACTAACGCTCGAGGCTCGTTTGTTATTACAGCTCAGGCAATCATGAGGAAAGCTTTAGAGACTGGTAAGTCTCAGGAAGAAGTTGCCGCCAAGATGAGTGCTTGGAAACCTGGTATTGCTATTGCTCGTACAGTTGATCCCGCAGCTGCACTGGTAGCTCAGTGGGCTTCCTACACTCCAGAGAAACAGCAGGAGATCCTGGCTGCTCTCAAAGGTAGGAAGTAGACTGTTAAATTAAGAGTTGGGGAGGTTATTCCTCCCCTCTCTTTTTGTCTTCTTAATGCCACAATTTTGAGTTATTATAAGAACTATAAGGAGAACAAGGAATGAGGAATAATCCCTTTCTAAACACCAGACTGAAGATAGCTATACTTAATAGACATAAGTTAGTAAAAGTAGTAGCTAAAGAGACTGGAATAGGATACTCACAACTATCACACCTAATATCAGGAAGACGCAGACCTACTAAAGAGCAGAAAAGGATACTATCTAAGTATCTAAAGACCACCCAAAAAAGTATATTCCCAAGTAACCATCCTTATATGCCTAAAGGCTTATCAGTAAGAAGATATATTATAAGTGGATTAGGAATACAGAAAAAACTAAATTTAGAATAAGGAGAACTGCTATGGCAGAACGAAAAGGGATTCAACTATGTTATCCATTCGATGAGAAACGTCTCAATAGATGGAGACTTCCATATATAGTCCAGCCTAAATTAGATGGTGAGAGATGTAGAGCAAAAATCTATGGAAAAGGTTACTTATATAATACCTTTGATAAAGTAGTTTTACTCTCCTCATCAGAACAGGAAATAACCTCTGTCCCGCACATAAATGAAGAGTTACTAAAGTTTGCTATTCCAGGAAAAATGATAGAGTTAGATGGTGAACTCTATAATCACCACCTAAGTTTTGAGGAAATCTCCTCAAGAGTCTCTCGTACAGTTAATATCCACCCAGAGTCTGAGGACATTTACTATCATGTCTTTGACCAGGTAAATAATTATCCTCAATGGGAAAGGCTTCTGCAACTCAAAGTCATGTTGAAGTCAGCTCCTGAGCATATAGTAAAAGTTCCCGAGAGAATAGGTATTGACCTAGACGAGGTTATGGAGATCTATAACTTTATTCTAGCTTGTGGATTTGAAGGAATTGTCGTTAGAAACTTCTTTTCTCTTTATGAGAGAAAACGTTCTACTAACGTTATGAAGTTCAAACCTAAGAAAGATGATTTCTATAAAATCGTGGGCTGGGAACAAATGATAGATAAAAATGGTTTAGCTAAAGAAATGTTAGGTGCTCTTGTGCTTACCTCTGATGAGGGAACTATATTCTCAGTAGGTAGTGGTATGACTGATGAGTTTCGCAGAAGGTGGTGGCCTAAGGAAGAAGCAACTAAACTGCTTGGTAGGATTTGTCATATCCAGTACCAACATCTAACCACAGGTAAAATTCCTAGATTTCCTGTATTCGTGGAGGTAATAGAGATATGAAAATTACTGTAGCGACTGTTGTCTACGTAATAATACTAATAATACTAGTATTTTATATGGGATAGATATGACTAAAGTCTACATAGTAAATCGTGGAGGACATGACCACAGCGATGCTGAGAGATTTGGAGAACTTATCTATCTCTCTGAGGGTGTAATGTCTCGTTATGGAACAACTCAGATTTATAGACTGTTCGCTGAGAAACTAAAGGATTCCTCACCTAATGACTATATCCTCCCCACAGGTTTGAGTACTATGGGACATATAGCATGTAGTATCTTCTCCTTTATGCACGGCAAACTTAATTTGCTGTTGTATAAAGGCGGTAGTAACGGTGGTAAGTATATAGAAAGAACTCTTAAGATGGATGAACTATTGGTGAAGGGAGGTGAAGTAGATGAATAGTCCTATACTAGGTGAGTATAGAGAACCTACTGAATCAGAAAGAATATTTGTAGAAAATCTGAATAAGGAATGTCCACTATTTCTATTTCAGATTGTCAACAAAAACTTAAATTTAAGAGGATATATGTTAGATATATCTCTTATAGAGGAGATTATATCATGCACTCAAATATAATAATCCACCCTACTTGGAACATCATAGACTCCAGCAAGATACAGGACTTTATGATGTGTCCTAGATATTATTTCTATCAGTATATGTTAGGTTGGAAACCTGAAGAGCCTAATCATGACTTGGTCTTTGGTGAAGCCTGGCATGCAGCTATGTTATGGCTTAAACTCCATAGTTATTCCGATGAAGATGTTATTATGGCTTTTAATAAGTTTCTGGAAGTTTACCGTCCTATGTTCCCAGAGGAAACAGATGAGTTATGGGCACCTAAAACTCCTATGAGTGCACTGAAAATGCTAGGTAAATATACTGCTGATTATCAGTACGATAAACAGGGAGGTTTTGATGTACTGTACGCTGAAGTAGGTGGAACGGTGTCTATTGACAAGGACAGAGTCCTCTCGTTCAGGCAGGATACTATTTGTCGTGGAGCTAATGGCATCTTCTCATTGGAACACAAGACCTCGGCTAAGTCCCTTAATGATACTTGGTTTCGTCAGTGGATGCTAAAGATTCAGATAGGAACTTATTCCCATGTTCTCCACTGTCTATTTCCTGAGGAGAAAATCTCTGGAGTTATGATTAACGGAGCTTCGTTTATGAAGACTAAACAGGATCTTCAGCGAAGGTTAATAGACACTCAACTTCCCTATATGCAACAGTGGCTATGGAATGTACTAAGATGGGTAGACCAGATTTATTGGGAGATGGAGAAACTTGATGGGTGTAAGGAGGGAGACCCTATACTATTTGCTTTCCCTTTAAACACCGAGAGTTGCACGAAGTACTGGGGCTGTAGATACCTCGACTACTGTTATACCTGGAGTAATCCTTTACAGCATTGTCAGGTTCCTCCAATAGGTTTGAAGATTGAGTACTGGAATCCTCTAGAACAGAAGATTACTACCAAGGTGGAAGATGGTAAGTTGGTTGCTTAACCTTTGGTAAAAAATTTACCATAGAAGGGAGGTGAACTATGCCAAGAATAACTATAAAGTATCTTCAAGAGTCAAATGAGTTTTTGAGAAAGAAATGTTATTCATTAGAAGAGAGATTAGAATTACATAGAAGAGAAGAAGAACATCTAAAGGGAATACTAAAAACTTACCAAGGAATGACTTCTCTTACAGTAGCCTGTGAAAGGGTATGTGAGTCATTAGCTCATGTAATATCTGATATAAAAAGGAGGTGATTAAGTGACAGACAACTTAGCAATAAAAGTAGAAGCAGAAAAGCTACAACAAATGTACTCCGAAGACCCACGTTCGCATAGTTACAACGCCATAATCTATGGAGCGACTGGGAGTGGTAAAACTTCATTGATACGTACTTGTCGTATGCCTATTCACGTGGACTCCTTTGACCCAGGTGGAACGAAGGTACTAAGGGGTGAAGCTATTGTCAATGGTAAGAGATACCCAGATGAGATGTCTAAGGGAAACATCATAGTTGACTCACGGTTTGAGAACGAAGATCCTATGAATCCTACTGTAGCGAAGTTGTGGGATGATGAGTTTCATCGTAGAAAGCAGATGGGATACTTTGATAGGTTAGGTACTTACGTTATTGATAGTATGACAACCTGGTCTCAAACTATAATGTATAGTGTCCTCAAAACAGCTGGGAGGACTGGAGGAACTCCACAGAAAAATGATTGGCTTCCACAGATGACGGTGATAGAGAAATGTATGAGAAGTTTTATCTCTATGCCCTGTGATTGTATTCTTATTGGGCATGAGGATTCTATGACTGATGAACCTAGTGGAAGAGTAATAGTAACCCTTCTCATAACTGGAAAACTTTCCACTCGTATTCCTGCTCTGTTTGATGAGATCTATCACGCAGATACTAAGGAAACTTCTAGTGGAATACAATATCAACTATTGACCCGTAAGACAGGTATCTATGTAGCCTGCTCACGGCTAAGTAATATGGGACAACTAGACATGTACGAAGTTCCAGACATTAAGAACATACTTAAAAAGGCAGGATATGATTACTCAGATAAACCTAGTTTGATGGAGGTATGATGACTGAAGATATACAAGATAGTATAACTAGTCTTAGGAATGAGGTAGAACTTTTAGGAGAAAGACTTGTAGAAGTACAGAATCAGGTAATAAGTCTAATCTTACTAAGAGACAAACTTCTTACTAATCGAGTAACTAAATTGCTGGAGGTGTAGATGATACATATTAGAACCAACAGATCAGAAACATCAACCGAAATATTAAGAGTAGAGGAAGTAGCTTTCATCAGAGGAAAGATTGAGGATAGAAAGTACAAGACTCAGGTCTTTCTAAAGTGTGGGACTATTGTTCATATGAATCTAGACAAGAAGGAATTTCAATCTTTGAAGGACTCTATTTATCCACCTACTCAAGTGGAAGTCTGCAAAAACTATAATGATAAGCCGGCTCAAACAGGACTTGGACCTTTATTCATACAGACAGATGAATCTCCAGATGAATCGCCAAAAGATATAGTAGACACAATGTTGGATGATCTCTCAGATACTGAGAGTAAATAATAACTTAATTTATAGGAGGTATTAGTTATGGGTTTTTTAGACATCAACCTTGGAGATGCAAAAGAACCAAAAGCAGCTGCTGAAGGTGAGTATCTTATTAGATGGCTGGATACTAATGAGGGGATAGATAA